GAAGGACACGGTGGACGACCTCGAGTGGAAAATCAAGAGGTGCAAGGAGGCGAACGTCAAGGCGGTGGTCATGGCGGCGGTGCACCTGTCCAACACGCGGGACCACCTCCCAGATCTCCAGACACTCTCCCGCAAGGGACTCGAGCTTCGAGAGAAATATCCCGGTGTCATCATCTCGCCAAAGAGCTACTTCAAGAGCATCACCAAGGCCCACGGCTGCGACACGACCTCGATCATCGTCGATGCGGACGGGGGCCTGTTCTACCCCTGCCGCACTCTCGAGGAGAAAACGATCAATATGGCACGTTCGGATCTCATGGAGTACCTCGTGTCTACTGCAGCCATAGAGCGCAGGAGAAAGATGGCCGAGTGCGACCTCAAGTGCGCTTGGTATCAGTACTTCGCGACGAAAAGCTTCGTCGAGCCGACCGAGATTGTGTCCGCAATCAGTCCTTACGTTAAAAATCTAGTGAACGGCGGGCGTCAGGCGATAGCAGCTCGACCGCATTGAGCATGCCCGGCGGCCAGATCGCTGCCGATATCATCCCCCGACAATGAGCCTCTTGAAGTGGCGGGGGAAGTAGACAGCAGCCCCCATCGAATCGCATTCGCCGCTTACAAAGTACATGCAGGAGTGGCAACACTCCCCAGTATCGGAGCATGTCGTCGAACCCATGCACGACTGCTCGCACTTTTTCATCGGATATGAGAGCATTCTTGGACGCCATAGATTTCGGCTAATTACTCCCCTTATCGATACCTACAGCGTCACTCCTCTGTGAGTCCGCCTCCTCTCTCCATGACCGAAACAATTAACAGCCGAAGTCGCGATAGCTAGACAACCCCATAGATGCCATTGAAGGGAGGTAATGATTTGTCGTCACCAGCCGTATCTGCAAAGCGCGCCGTGCTCCCGTTCGCGCTGATCAGCAGCGGGACCGCCACGGAGGAGTTCCCAATCGAGATGACCTATGCGACCATCCTCGCCGATGTGGAGAAGCACAGGGCGAAGGCAGGACTCATACGAAAGCGAGAGGAGATCATGAGCTTCGTTAGCACGATCCACTGGCCCATCATCACCGTGCCGTGGCGGGAGGGCAGGCACCTCGTCTTCGACGGGATGGCGGTCTGGTCTCATGTGTTCGAGGACCGCCGCGTGGCCAGCACCGAAACCTTCGTGAAAGCGCTGAGCGCCTGCAAGAATTTCAGGGATTTCATCGCTCTGGAGGCCTCGCACGCGGGCTACTTCAGGGATTTCGCGGTGGTGGAGAGGCTTCCCATCATGGGCCTGTTCATTCATGAGGAGTTCATGAAGGACCTGCTAGAGCATATAAACCTCGCGCAGCCCCGCGAAGAAGCCCATGCCTCTTTCCTCGAGCCACGACTGCCCGGCAGCGAAGCCGCCAATGCCGTCAAGAAGATCGCGGAGATGATATTGTTCGGCAGGAAGATGCTCGCCGATCTCGAGAAGGCGAAGGAGATTCTGAAGATTGCAGTGGACAGGTTCAGGAAGGAGATTGACGGCGTAATCGATGAGACCAAGAGAAAGTTCAATTCGAAGATAGATACGATAAGGCCTGAAGTCGCCACGAAGGTCGCCGACCTGGAGAAGAGGCGGGATGAGGCGTGGTCCTCGATGCAGCCCCGCCTCGTCAGCCTCCAAGGGGAAGTCAAGCGGCTGGAGTCAGAGGAGTCTCACTGGCACGCCGAGAGCAAGCGCAAGGACGCGGCCCCCGACGTCACCGCGAAAGCGAAGGAGCGGTTGCATGCCACGCGCAGGGACGTCCAGAAGGCGAAGGATGATGCCGAGAAATATCAGGAGGAAATGTCCCGCATGAGGGGCGATTACGACAAGCAGGTACAGTCGCAATGGGAGCGCATCAGGTCGCTGGAGAGAGAACGGGACGCGCAGGTCAGCGCCCTGGCAAACGATCAGGCAGGGATGACTCAGAAAGCCAGCCAGATTCATAACAACATGGAGGACCTCAAGAACAGGAAGGAGGAGGAAATCACCTCAGTCGAGGCACAGGGAGTCCCGATCCCGCCGCACCTTTCCTCCGAGATCGTCTACATGCCGCTGATGGTGTGTTCGTTGCAGGGGGACAAGGGTGTAAGATACATGGTGTATCCGCCGATGATCGCGAAATCGGGCAAGGGCGTACTTGGCGGCATCCAGTCCATGTTCGGGGGGCTCGTCCTCCCGCTCGAACCCAAGACGAAGGAGTTTGACGAGACATTCAGGGCCGGCATCGAGAAGGCCCTCGTAGAGGATCGCAGCTTGGCGACCTACATCGGCAGCGTCAGCATGTCGTCGAACATACTCCACATGAGGGACCTGCCGGAAATGCTCGCGAAGGGGCTCGCGGAGATGAAGAACCAGGGCTGGATCAAGGACAAGCACGAGAAGGAGCTTCTCGTGTCATTGCAGAAACACATCGCGCTGGCATCATCGACAGCCCCGCCGAAGTGATGCTCACCCGGCCCGTTTGTGGAGTGGGCAGGATTGGCCCGCCTTGCAGAATCTGCATTTCTCCTGCGGCATGAGCGGGAGCGGCTTGATCATCCGCCCGTATTTTCTGCGCGGCATTCCCGGCCGGGTGAAACGGACCGAGCATAAGGCAGTTGCCACGACGTGCGATGACCTGAGGAATGAGTGGGCTCGGCCAATGTAACTGGAGCCACGTACTTGAGCCTTCGGGAGTCTTGATAAGGAGGGCGCCAGGAAATGCAGGATGCAGAGAGTCGGACTGTACATCAGGGTGAGCACGCAGGAACAGGCGGACAAGGGCTGGAGCATTGAAGCGCAGTACGCGGAGCTGAGGCGGTTCTGCGACTCGCATGAAGACTGGAAGGTTGTGAGGGCGTTCAAGGATCCCGGTTACACGGCAGCGAACCTCAATCGGCCGGGCATCCGGAATCTGCTTGAGTGCGCGCAAAGAGGGGAGCTCGACCTCCTGATAGTCTGGCGGTACGATCGAATGAGTCGTGATAACCTGGACTTCCCCCTGCTTCTCCATCTCTTGAGGAAGGACAACGTTCGCGTCTTGTCGGCAACGGAGCCTAACGCGGAGGACGATTCGCCTCACGGCGAGTTCGTCGTGGGATTGCTTGGACTCCTTGCGACACTGGAGCGAAAGACGAATGCCGTGCGCGTGAGCCTGGGCATGCGAGCGAGGGCGAAGGAAGGCATGTGGCACGGCGGTATCCCGGCCTACGGATACCGATACGACGGCTCCACTGGTCGCTTGGAGGCGGACCCCGAAGGCGCGAAGGTTGTGTCATACATCTTCCACGAATACGCGAGACTCGGGGACCTGCATGAGTTGAAGGAAAACCTGCGCTCCCGGAATATCGTAGGTCGAGGCGGGAAGCCTTGGGCGGTGACCCAGCTGCGGAGGGTCCTGAAGTGCGAGACGTATCGCGGAACGCTTCGCTGGGGCGATGTTGCAGCCGCAGACGAATCCCTTCGCCTCATCGACGACGAGACGTTCAGCAGATGCCAAGGGCTCCTCGAACAGGAGAAGAGAGAGAACGGTTCGGAGGAGATTGACCGTGTAGAACTGAAGCATGTGCACCTTCACAAGTCCGGACTGCCTTCATGTCCCCGCTGTTCTTCCCACCAAGCCGTGAGGCGCAAGGGCGTCCGCTCGCTTGTCGACGGGACGACGATACGGCGTTACTGGTGCCGCATCTGCCGAGGGGAGTTCGACGACAGGACCGCCGAGATAGAAGTACCGCCGTGCCCTGACTGCGGACGTCGCGAGCGAGTCCAGTACTTTCGCCAGTGGGAGTCAAGTGACGGGATTCCCTTCCGGGTCTTTGGATGCAGAAAGTGCGGGAACCGCTTCCGGGTCCTCGTCCGCGACATCGGGCAACCATTGAGCGGCGCCGCAGTTGCTGCAGTAAGCGCGGGCCCCTGAGAGTGGAAAACCGCAGCCTCGGCACCACTCGTCCTTGGGCATTGAAGAGCCTCGCGGGCGGTGGAACCGCGCGATCCGATGCCTTCGCCATTCCGAGCGACGCGTGTGGAGCTTCGCGATAGTCTCATCGTCGAAGACTCTCAGGGACTCGTCCTTCGTCACAACGTCCTTGTAGCGCAACAATCCGACGTAGATCGGGTTGCCGATGAGCCTCGAGACCGTCGCCTTGGACCACGGCTTGCCGCGTCGCGTCGTGATTCCTTCCCGCTGGAGGCGACGCACCACGGCCCCCAGTTCACCCGTGGCGATTGCAAGGTCTACGATGTAACCAACGATGTCGACCTCGTTCTCGTCAGTCATCAGGCGGCCCGTCTTCTCGTCGTACACGTATCCGTATGGGGGCGGACCGCCGTGCCACTTGCCCTGCTTCGCGCGCCCGAGAGCCCCCATCGCGGCCCGGTCCTTGATCGTGGCCCTCTCCATCTCGGACATCAACGCGAGCATGTCGAACAAGGCCTTGCCGACCGGAGTCGTCGAGTCGAAAGGCTCGGTCCCGCTCACCACTTCCACTTCCAGTTCCTTGAGGTACGCCCACACGTTCTGAAGGTCCAGGTTGCTCCTTCCCAGGCGGTCCACCTTCCAGACCAGCACGATGTCGAAGGCTCCCTGCTGGGCGAGGCCGAGGAGCCTGTCCAGCTTTGGTCTCTCCAAGGTTCCGCCGCTCTCGACCTCTCGGAACAAGCGCGTACACCGACCTCCCTTGTCACCGCAGAACGTTCTGAGTCGGGCTACCTGCTCGTCCAGGCTGAAACCCGAGGCTTGCTCCGTGGTGGAGACTCTCGCGTATACGGCGACGCGCGCTGCTCGGCCGCTGTTCCGATAATCCGACCAGGCAAGACCTTCTTTGGGGGTTGTGGATTCCATCCCTGTTTTGCGACCCATCACCACCTGCTGCCCAGGCGTCGCATCTGTTCGCATGTCTGGTTTCAGCTGCCCCGTCTCCCCTTCCCCCTCTTCCTCGGCGTCCAGCTGACTATTGCCGGATAGATTCCCGGGACAACGATCTCCATCCAGTGCGAAGCCCCACGGTAAAGGGGATTATGGACGATGCGGAATACCTGGCGCTTTGTCCAGATCTTCCCCTTTTTCGTCAGAATACCCTCGCTGTTGAGCCGGGCTGCGATACTCGTAAGCGACTTGCCTCGGCATCGCAGCTTGCATATCTTGCGGACTATCGCCGCCTCTTTCTCGTTGATGGTCAGACCGCCGTTTCCGACCTCGTACCCATAGGGTGCGCTCATCCCGTTGAAGCCGCCTTTCAAAGCCTTCTGCCTCATCCCGTGCCGGACCCTTTCACCAATCACCCCAGACTCGAGCTCCGCAACCGCGCCCATTATTTGCATGAAGAACCTGCCAAGAGGGCCTCGCGTGTCCACGGTCTCGTCGACGGACGCGAAGGGAACCTTGTTTTGCTGCATCTCGCGCAATGTTGCGAGAAACTCGTACAGGTTCCTGTTCAGCCGGTCAAACTTGGCAACCACCACCACGTTCACGCGAAGCGCCCTTCCGCCCAGGACGATACCTTCCCGAACCGCGCGCATCAGTTCTTGGAATCTCGGTCTGGTCGTGTTCCGACCCGTGTATCCGTCGTCGACGAACTCTCGGGCCAACTTGTAGCCCTTTGCCACACAGTACGCCCTGATGCGCGTCCGCTGAGCGTCTAGCGAGAATCCCTCCCGCGCCTGGTCATCCGTGCTCACCCTCAGGTATGAGACCGCCAGAACGGCAGGTGTGTCCGGATATCCCGCCGCCTTGTCCGCTCCCCATCGCTCTCCCTGGATCACCCCCTTCTCGCCGTTCCTGGCATCGGTTCTCTTAGGAATTGCCCGCGTGTCCTTTCTGCTCCTTTGCCGGGCTTCGCCCGTTGCTCTTCTTGCAGACCGGGTTGTTTGCACGTATCTTTCAAGGAGAACGGAATAGTTATGTGGTTCCTCACGCTTAGTCACTGGACGTCAAGGGAGAGTTTCCATAACGTGAGCAGGAGTCCCAAGGGCACGAAGTTCCAAACAGACCATGCAACCTACGATAACCTCGCGAGGCGTCAAAAAAGCGTGAATGACGCGCTCGTCATGCACGCATACGATAAGCCCGCGACGTGGAGCGAAGCGCTCAAACTCTGCAAGAACAGAGGCATGAAGGAAGGGACGTTCAAGAACATCGACTACAAGCTGAAAAGCCTCTCGGTGATCAGGGAGATGAAATACGTCATGGCCCAACAGGGGTCATATGTCAAGTCCGCCCTTTCGAGAAGACGGGAACTCCTCATCAAACAGATCGAGGCGGCGACTTCTCGCGAGGAGCCTTCGCAACTAGTCGACCCACTCAATCGAAATAGACAAGGAACAGGGACTCTTGCCGACGAACTCTTCTGGGCCACACTGAAGCACATCGAAAAGGATGATGAAGCCTTCAAAGGTCTTCCGAGAAACCTAGAACCAAGGAACTACTTCGGAGGGGGTGGGTTCAACACTGTCAGGTACGAAGAGAAGGTGGGCTGGCTCTGGGAGGTCCAGAACTGGTTGGCGGATGTCGTCACCGACGGGTGACGCGGACGGGGCTTGTTGAATCCGTTATGTTCGATGATTCCTCCGCCTACGTGGAGACGGCAGTGCACATGGTCTCAGAATGAGTCCCGCGAGCGGGTCATTCGCGCAAGAATCGGTCGGAGTCTTCGAAACCATATGAGCCTGGGGCATTATTGTTCCGTGGTAGTACGGGCCCCCGTCCGCGCGCTCGGTCGAGCCTACTCCCGCCTATTGTCTCCGGTCACCGGGACGAAGCCGAGGATCTTGGCCATTCCGCCGTGCCCTTGCGGGCATGCAATCATCGCGAGGGCGTCCTTGACCGTCGCGCGGGATTCGGAACCCGGGAAGCTTGGAATTAGCCACCGTCTATGGAAGCGGAGAGCGCAGGGAGGCCCGGTTCACATTCGTGAAGCCTTTGAGTTCAGAGGAGCGTTACGTGCCTTCCCTCGCTTGGGGAAGGGAAATCCCCTCAATTTCCGTTTCCATTGGAGAAGAGTCCCTCGGAAAGGGGTCTTTTACTACGGTTCCAAGGGCCTTGCGGAGCTGTTTTTGCCCGATTTCAGGTGGTCACCATACGGAAGACCATACGGAAGGCCAAACGGAAGACTATCGAGGCCAAAAGGGAACGAATGCTACGGAGAACGCGTCTGTATGGAGACTACGGGACTTCCGGAGTACTTCCGTAAGCCCTTCCGTACCCCCACGGACCTGCGGTAGCTGCTACTACGGAAGAGAGGGACCCGGGGCGCCGGACACCCCCCTTCCGGACATGAGAATGGGGCCACTTCCATTTCGAGTGGAACGCGGTCCAGGGCGGCGTTCTCCATAAAAACACCCATTTTCAACAAGACGCCGATGCCCCGGCCCACAGGCTTCTGCCAATTGTAAGGCGTTTGGAGGCATGAGGAACCATACGTAGGTCTTCCGTAATCTGCTCCGTGACAACTCCGTGCACGGCTCATTCGAGGCTCAAGTCGTCCTTGAGCCGCTTCACGGCGCACACCGAACCAGCATCGTGGTATCAGTCCGGGTGACAGTCACTCATCCGACCGTCCCTGGAGGGCGGGGTTCGGATTCCCTCGTTCCGGTTGAGACACGGAGATGCTCTGTCAATTGGGGTTTGGACACGGCGTAGACTGTCTCCCATTTTCATCAGACCCGCCACAGGACAAGCACCGTTCGTCTTTGCATGGTGAGTTCCACGTGCAGGAACACACTGGATCCGCAAATGGGATTCAGGAACGAAGCGGCTCATTCTCGACCTTTGTTTCCTTGTCGAACCGACTAAGTCCGGCAGTCCTTGTCAGGCACGTGAGACATTAACCGGACGGTGTGAACCGCTGCTCCATATTGATGCATGGATATTCGGGAAGGTGGTGAGACACTAATGTTATATACACCTATAACGTTATAGACGCATAATGAACGCGAAGGACGAGGTTCAGACAGTCGTCCGTCGCCCTCTGGCGCTCCTTGAGGACGAGATTAGGAAAGCCCACGGCATTTCTGCTCCATTGGCGGATGTGTCGGTTGATGATGCATTCTTGACGTTTGTGTTTTCCGGTTCAAAGGTTGATGTCAAGACTCAGGGCATCCTGAGGGAAGCTGGTGGAAACGCTGACCTAGTTCAACGAGAACGAGCGTCCAATCCCGCTAGGCAGCGGAGGCGAAGACGAAAGAGGAATAGGGTCCGAACCGCCGGGTGGGAGATCATGGCCAAGATTACAAACTCTAAGGGGTTGCGCTGCAACATCTATAGACCCTTCTATGAGGCTCTGAAAGGTGGCGAGATTGGGAAGCGAGAGGCAGCCCTTAGGGTTCTCGAAATCATGAAGAAGAATCGGAATCCAAACCCATCTTCGGCGTCCGTGGAGTACTTCCTCGCCAATACGCTGGAATACATCCAAGTAGAACAAGGAGGTCGTTGAGCAATGGAGGGGTCCATTGTGCCATCAAGTCATGGAAAGAGACCACCGAAAGACGAGGCGGAGAGGGTGTTGCGCGGCGAGATGGCGAAGTCCCTAAGGGCCTACCAATCGCTGAATCTGGAACTCAAAACAATCTCACGACTCTCCGCCAAAACTGGAGTGGATCGAGAGACCTTGGGACGAATACTTCGTGGAACGACAACTCCGGGACCGAGGTCAATGGCAAAGCTGTACCAGGCCACTCAAGCCGAGGTTTTCAGGAA